TGAACGCCAAGGGTCGGGCCTCCGCGAAAGCGCAAGGTATGAACTTGAAACCTCCCCAGCCGGAAGGCGGCTCACGGCGCGACTCCTTTTGTGCAAGGATGAGTGGCATGAAGAAGAAGCTAACCTCTGCCAAGACAGCCAACGATCCAGATTCACGCATCAACAAAGCTCTTAGAGCATGGAATTGCTGATATGAAAAAACTTAAATTTGCTGATGGTGGTAAAACCGCCGAAGAAAAACTGGGAAAGTACATAGACGTTCGTTCAGAAGTTGTTCCAGTTAGAAGCGCAATGTCTAACTCGGCAATGCATCGGGCAAAAAGTAAACTTCCAGCCGCTTCTCGTGCAGCGCGTCTTGCCGAAGGCAACGAGCCTATGGAAAATTCTATGGCTGATTACGCAGGCGCTGAACTTGAGCAGGGTGATAACTTGCGCGAATTGGCAAAACAAAATATTGCTGCCGAGCGTCAAAAAATAAGTGAACTTGCAGATCAGTATAAACGAGAGACTCGTGGAAAACTTGCTAAAGGTGGTAAAGTTTCCGCCTCTAAACGCGCCGATGGAATTGCCGAGCGCGGCAAAACAAAAGGTCGGATGTGCTAGATCTAAACACCGCATGGTCAGCAATCTTAACTTTAGTGATTGGATTGTTAGGCTACATGATGAATGAAAAGTTCAGGGAACTGGCTCGTGTCACTATCCTGTTGAACAAAACACGCGAGGAGGTTGCCCGTGATAACGTTACTCAAGCAGAAATTGATCGCATTACTAACCACATTGACCAACGCTTTAATAAGCTTGAAGCAAAAATTGACCAGCTTATTCAAAAAGGGTGAGTGACTATGAGCGCAGTTGGTACAGCGATAAGACTTGCGGAAAGGAATGGAATTTCCGTTCCTGAGTTTCTAAAGTTTTTAGCTAGTCCGGCTGGTTACGCTATTGCTAAGGCTTTAGATGCTATTGAAACTCAAGCTAAGTTGCCACAAGGAATATTAAGCCTTGCTCAAAATCCGGCTGGCGCAGTTACTAACTATCTTCAGACTCAAGCAGAAAATGCTTTGTTTAATGAAAATAACACATCAAAGATTGAAAACATTATTAGTGAGTTGCAGGGCACTAACCCAGACAAACCTAATTATGTTGGCCCGCAGCAACCAGATAGTACATTGTCGCAATTAAATACATCTATGTTGCCGTTTGATCTTGGAGTACAACCTTCTTATGAGACTCCTACAGCTAGTTTTAGTAACATGAATGATGAGCTAAGAGAAGGTATGTTTGGAACAATAACTTCAAACTTTCCAAATTTTGTAGGCCCACAAGAATTTAATAGTCCAACAGATCAAATTGATACGCAATTTTTAGCACAAGATCTTGGTGTTCAACCGACTTCTATTGCGGCAGTCACATCTAATACTCCGGTCATATCAAATACGCCAGTCACATCAAATTCGGTAACATCTAATACAAGTAATAGCTCTGAACTCCCTACTCTTACATCTGATTTTCTACAGCAAATCATGTCACCGCCTACAGAAGTTAATCCTAATAGAGATTTTGTAAGAGAAATCCAAGGAGAAAATAGTCCAATCTTTGGAGCAAGTACTCCAGAATCTTTAGGATTTACAGAAGTTCAATCAATGCCAGAGATGCAACAATTCTATGGCGGCGGTAGTGGTGGCAAATACTACGATGATTTTTCTTCTATGGCTTATGCTAAAGGTGGTCAAATTTACAGAGGTAGACGATAATGCCAAGCACAAGTAAGAAGCAACGAAATTTCATGGCAGCGGTGGCTCATAACCCAGCGTTTGCTAAGAAAGCAGGCGTCCCACAGTCTGTGGGTAAAGATTTTAATGAGGCTGACAAAGGCCGTAAATTTTCTAAAGGTGGCGATATGAAAACAGATTCACAATTTGATGCGGATGTTGATAGAGCAAAACGCAGTTTGTATAAGAACAAAGAAGATAGCAAAATTTATAGCCGTGAACGTGGATTGTCTCCGGGCATGGCGGCAAAACGTCTTGAAAATCGTGGTGTTGATATGCGCGGTTTAGTGGCTAACGAACAAAATCCAGATGATCTTGGTAGTTACAAAAAAGGTGGCAATGTGAAAAAAATGAACATGGGCGGATATGCAGACGGCGGTATGCCAATGGTTATGAAAGATGGAAAAAAAGTTCCATCTTTTGCTGCTGATGGCGTTGGCAAAATGAAACAAGGTGGCATGGCTCATGAAGATGTCAAGATGGACAAGAAGATGATGCAAAAAGCCGTGAACAAACACGAAGGTCGTTTGCATAAAGGTGCAACTATGACTAAGTTGGCTTCTGGTGGCATGGCTCCATCTAAGATGGGCGCTGTTAAAACTAGCAAAAAGATAGACGGTATTGCTACCAAAGGCAAAACTAAAGGCACAATGATTGCTATGAAAAATGGCGGAAAGTGCTAAATCATGCCAATGACACCTGAAGCTGCAAAGCAATACAAACCCCGTCGCACACCCGGTTCTCTGGATGAAGTTATTTATCCAGAAACACGAGCCAAGATGGAAGAAGCCAAACGTGATGTAGATGATGAAAAAACTCGCTCCAAAATTAAAGCTATGGGCTATGCTAGTGGCGGTAAAGTTTGTTCTGCATCTAAACGTGCTGATGGTTGCATTACTAAAGGTAAGACTAAAGGCACAATGATTACCATGAAAAATGGCGGGATGTGCTGATATGTTAGCCAGTCGTGGAATGGGTGTTATTGCAAAATCCAAAATGCCTAGCGGTATGAGGAAGTCACGTTTTGCCAGTGGCGGAAAACTTCCTGCCGCTTACATTGATGGTGACAAATTTGTAATGGCAGCCAAACGTTACGGCTTAGATGATTTAGATGAAAGTGTGCTTAATAAAATTGTTAATCTTGTAAACCAAGGTGAAACAGTTGATTCAGCAGCAAAGAAAGTGGCAGGTAAAAAATGATGGCCAGCCGTGGAATGGGAGCAATATCTCCCAGTAAAATGCCAAAAGGAAAGCGTAAAGCTCGCCGTGATAATACTGACTTTACGCAGTATGCAGAGGGCGGTAAAGTAAATGCTGCCGGCAACTACACAAAGCCAGATTTGCGTAAGCGAATTGTGTCTCAAGTAAAAGCCGCAGCAACGCATGGTACTGGTGCTGGTCAATGGTCTGCTCGTAAAGCTCAACTTGTAGCTAAACGATATAAAGATGCTGGTGGAGGATACAAAGATTGAAAGCTCCTCAAAAATCGCTTAAAGATTGGGGCGACCAGAAATGGCGTACTAAGTCTGGTAAGCCGTCAAGTAAGACGGGGGAGCGGTATTTGCCTGAAGCGGCCATTAAATCTTTATCTTCTAAAGAATACGCAGCTACAACCAAAGCCAAACGTGCTGGTAAAGCTGCTGGCAAACAGTTTGTAGCTCAACCTAAAACGATAGCAAAGAAAACGGCAGGATTTAGATGACCACTACCGGCTCAACTCTATTCAATATGGACTTCACGGAGATAGCCGAGGAAGCATGGGAGAGGGCTGGCCGTGAAATGCGTTCAGGCTACGATCTGCGTACAGCACGTAGGTCTATGAACTTAATGACCATAGAGTGGCAGAACAAAGGCATCAACATGTGGACAATGGAGCAAGGTGTAATCAACCTGACTCCGGGTCTTGCCACGTATGCTCTGCCTACAGATACCATTGACTTGCTTGAGCATGTCATCCGCACAGGGCAGAACACTTCTTCTACGCAGGCTGACTTAACCATCACACGTATTAGTGTTTCTACCTATGCCACAATCCCAAACAAACTCAGCCAAGCCCGACATAGGTGTAGTAGATGTCTTCGCTATCAAGTCGGATGAAACCTGCTCCAGCTAACCCAACCACCGAGTTAAGCGTGATCGTGGTGTCCGTGGAGGCAACGGCTGTAGC